CTCTTATTTGCTTTCGATTCATTAATTCTGGTCAAGGTCAATCACCTCATGACGCTCTAGTGCACCGTCTAAATCTTCCTTAGTTATTGGTTCGGATTCTAAACCTACTTCTGTGCCAGCCTTATTACCTGTTTTAGGCCATTTTTTTACTGTAAGCATAAACCTACGGTTAGACCTTGAAGTAAGACCTTGTGACAAATCCTTCTGGAAGTAGTCGGTTGAAATAGCATCATTCAGTATATTTAAATGTTGAAGAGGTACAATTCTGTCTGAACCTCTCGGTATAACTATAGTCCAATCTCCGGCTGTCACAGGTACTGGCCCCATCTCTGTGCTGTCCTTACCATACTCAATATTTATTACGGCATGACCTTCTGGAACGAAATCACCCTTTTTCCATTCAGCCGCCATCTTCATACCATTAGGTAGGACTACAAAACGGCCCTCTCCTGCTGGTGCATAATTATCGTGCCTCTTCTGTGTAGGCAAATTTTCACTTGGTAATAAACCACCTGCTATAGACATATTTTTCTCCTTATCTCCGTTATTAGAATGTGGGTGACCGAAGCCACCCACTACTGAATTACACTATTACGCTAGTGCAGTCTGCTCCCAAACAATGTTTGGATCATAGATGTATTCAACCCACCAAATAAGTGAGCCAATACTAGCTACTCCACCAGTATGAGTCCATTGCAGGACAACTGGAACAACCTTTTCACCAGATTCGGAATAGGTCTGACTTACTGTGTAAGAAGGTTTTGTGCCTAAGAGTGCTCCACCTAGAGACTCTGTTCCACCACGGCAACTGAGGTATTTACCGAGAACTTTTAAATTTGCGGTAGCAGCGGCTCCTGCCATAAATCCGTTAGGATCGGCAGTTGCGGCAGAAGCATCAGCCTGAGCTAATGTTCCTACTGTACCTGTTTCGGCATATGAAGCAGTACTTGCGTTAAATGCTGCTGTAACAATAATTGGAGTATCAATAACAATTGCACCCCAAGGTATAAGAATATTACTAACTGCGGCATGAGTAGCAACCGAAGTATATGTTCCTAAAGCGACTGACTTTCTGCCAGACATTTGAGGAACATTAGTAATTCTTGTCTTTAAAGAATCCATATGTTTCCTTTTTTTTGAATTGTGAAACCCCTCCCATTAGAAGGGGTTATTTAGTTATGTAAGCCTCGTACAAGCTACTTCTAGTCTGTACATGTTGAGGTCTTGCAATATGATGCAGGAATAGAATGTATCCCATGCTACCGTACCACGCTGTCCGAGTGGATCACCGGGGCCGGGTTTAGGCATAACAACCTTAGAACGGAGCGAATCCATTCCACCTAGAGTTGCACAACCAATTGCGTCTTCTCAATTATTAAAACTGGATAAACGTCATTGTTTACTCCACCTGTAGATACACAGTTTGCAACACCATTGGTGTCACCTGCATCCTTAAAGGGAGTTGCCTGAGTTGTGGTAATAAAACGTACTCCTTCTACTCCACCAATCTCACCCTCAATTGCATCACTCTGTTCAGAGTACTTCTCTACGGCTACAAAGCCGGGAAGTGCCTGAATGTCTTGACGTAGGTCAGGATGGCAAATCGCAATATACGATTCACGGATTGGTTCGGTAGCGATACCAACGGATGCCTTTAGCTTTGACTTGAGCTTCTGTGCATCGTTGTTCTCAAGGACACGAATTGCCGTTTGAAGTGCAGATAATGTCCGAGTCCCTGCTGAGGGATTACCAAGTGTCGGTGCAATATTACCGATTGTGAAGTCCACATCTGTACGAGCAACATTAGTTGTTCCTACATACTTTACCTGTGTACCAGCACGGAAGACCTTGTAGCTGAGAAAGTCAATTGTCTCACCAGCCTGTGTTGCCTGTCGTTCTGATATAATTTTTAAAACCGGATCGCTGGCTGCTGCAAGCTGGACATCCGTGGTATTCACGTATGATCCATACTGCTTTAGCGTGTGCATGAGCGTAGTATGCTCAAGACTTGAGAAGTCCGGTGTAACACCTTCTGCAATAGGCGTATCCACTACTGGAAAACGCTCATACCTGCGGTGTCTAATCTCTAATCCCTGTTTCTGGGGCTTAGTTTCTTTTTGTGCGAATTTCGCAAATGTCAGCAATCGCTTTGCAATTGGTAACATCTTCTTTTGTATGGTAAAGGCATCATTCTTGCTTAGATCACCATAAGATGATCCGCTTATTGAGCCTGTTCCTCCATATGCAGCCATAATTAACTCCTATATTATTGTTATTCGGGAATATTTTCCCATAATTCATCATCGGACATATTGTCCGTGTTTTTACTTTTCACGGGTGCGGAGTTTCCTAAAAGACCAGTCGCTGCTGCCCTCTTAGCTTGTCGTTTTGTACTCGCTTTGACGTTTTTTTCGACTTCTGGAGGTCGCCACGCATCTTGACCCGATTGGGGTGAAAGGAATAGTTGCATAACAGAGGCATGATCTACTGGGTCAGTTGACTCAGTCATCATTTTTGTCATTGCTGGACTACCTAGGACAAAGGCTTGGAAATCTTTATCTTTGTCTATGTCTCTGTAGTCGTCTCCTACATTATCACTCATATAACCTTCATGATACTGTAGAAACTGCTGGTAATTCTGTTCTTTGGTCTGATCTTCTAAATGCTTTAACCGCTGTTGAGACTGTATGGTGGCTTCTTGCATGGTAGTACCAGCCTTTGCCGTCTCATGCTGAATCATTTTGCGGAACGTAGAAGATAGTTCAGAGAACTCCTCCATTGTGTCTTTATCTGCCTTATCAAAGAAAGTATCTTCATCAGTTGGATCAGTCGGGGGTGCTTCCGTTTCCGAAAGGCCGTCCTTAACCCTTTGAAGTGACT